AGCACCAGCGCCACGGCCGCCACTGCCCAGGCCGCCGTGCCCGCCGCGCTGCGCCAGTGGATGCTGCTGGCCGTGGGGGATATGTACGAGCGCCGCGCCGCCTCATCCGACAAGCCCGCCGTGCGCCACGACTTTGTCGATGCGCTGCTCGACCGCTACCGCATCTGGAGCCTGTGAGCATGGCCGGCTATGTGATCGACCCCGGCGAGCTGACCGAGCGCGTCACTCTGCAAAGCCGCAGCGTGGCGAAAGACGCCTACGGCCAGGACACCATCACCTGGACGGATGTGGCCACCGTGTGGGCGCGGGTGCGCGCCGTGAGCGGGCGCGAATTCTTCGCCGCCGCCCAGGTGCAGCAGGATCAGAGCGTGAAAGTGGTCATCCGCAAGCGCGCCGACGTGGCCGCCACCTGGCGCCTGCTGTGGCAGGCTCGCGCGCACGACATCACCGGGGTCATCCCCATCGGCCACGAATGGACGGAAATCATGTGCTTGCAGGGGGTGAAAGATGGCCGGTGAAGTGGTCCGCATCGAAGGGCTGGACAACCTCAAGCGCAAGCTGGCCGAGGTGCCCAAGGCCATGCGCAAGCGTGTGCTGCGCAACGCCCTTGCGGCCGGCGCCCGCGAAGTGCGCGACGTGGCCAAGCGCAACGCGCCAGTGCTCACGCTGGGCACCTCTCTGAAGGCGCCTTACCGCAAGCCCGGCACCGTGAAGCAGGCCATCCGTGTGCGCACCAGCAAGGCCGACCGCCGTGCCGGTGATGTGGGCGTGTTCGTCAACGTGCGGCCCGCCAAGGCTGGCCAGCGCGGCGCCAAGAATCCGAATGATCCGTTTTACTGGCGCTTCCTCGAGTTCGGCACCAAGAAGATGCCGGCCCGCCCATTCCTGCAGCGCGCCACCAGCGCCCTGCCCAAGGCGTTGACCATCTTTCAGGAGCGCATCGCCAAGTGGATCCAGGAGACTGACCGCTCCGGCCAGGTGAACCCATGAGCGCCGCCACCTCCCTGCAAACCCTGCTCGCGGGCACCTCCGCCGTCACGGCGATCTGCGGCACCCGCATCAGTTCAGACCGTGCCGAGCAAGGCAGCGCGCGCCCGTTCATCGTCTACACCGGGTCCGAGGAACCCCAGCGCGCCCTGGACGGCAGCGTGCACGGCACCCGCACCACGTTCGAGATCCAGTGCTGGGCCGATACCCGCGCATCGGCAGAGTCTTTGGCCGCCGCCGTCAAGACCGTGCTGGATGCCAATCACCAGTATTGCACCGGCCCGGCCGGCGGGTATGACGGCGAGCTGGACCTCGAGGCCGCCCTGCTGACTTGCGACTGGTGGACCGACTGACCGGCCCGCCTGCCGCCCATTTTTCGCACCCGCCACCCGGCGGGTTTTTTGTTTCCCCCGTTGCCCGCGTGAGTGGGTTTTTTCACTTGAAAGGTCAATCATGAGCACTCAAACCGGCCGCAACGTCCGCGTCGAAATCGCGGCCACGTATGACACCGCCAAGACGGTCTCCGCCGTCACCAAGGCCAACCCCGGCGTGGCCTCGTCCACCAGCCACGGCATGGCCAATGGCACCATTGGCTACTTCAGCGACACCACCGAAGGCATGAACGAGCTGGCCGGTGCCGCCTTTTCTGTGGCCAACCAGGCCACCAGCACCTTCGAGCTGCAGGCCGAGAACACCACTTCATACGGCACATTCACCAGCGGCACCTTCACGCCGGTGCTCACCTGGAGCACGTTGAGCACCGCCACCAGCTACAGCATCGGCGACGCCGCCGCCGACCAGATCGACACCACCACCCTGCTCGACCGCCTGAAGCAGTCCGAGATCGGCCTGCTGGCCTCGCAGACCGTCACCATCGAAGGCTTCAGCGACCCGCAAAGCGCCGCCGCCCTGCTGATCCACAACGCCGCGCTATCCGTGTCGTATGTGGTCGTGCGCATCACCCTGAGCAATGGCGAGCGCCGCATCTTCCGCGGCATGCCCTCGCTGCCGGGCGAGTCCATGAGCGTCGGCCAGAAAGCCACGGGCAGCCTGACCTTCGCGGTGAAGGGCAAAGTCGGCATGCTGGTGAGCGCATGACCCCAGCCGAGCGCCTGATTGCCCAGATCAAGGCGCAGCGCCTGAGCTGGGTGGAGCTGGAGCCGGCAGCGGATGGGCGGGCGGCCAAGCGGGTGCAGATCACCCGGCCGCCTGAGACGGCCATGCCCGACTTCGTGGCGAAAACCGACGATGGGCAATACACCCTGAAGGCGGAGATCCGCCACGTCAACGCCTACACGGTCGGATGGGAAGGGTTCATCGAGTCCGACCTGGTGGGCCCGGCCGGTGCGTCTGACCCGGTGGATTTTGCGCCCGAGCTGTGGCAGACGGTGGTGGCCGACAAGATGGCCTGGCTGCAAACGGTGGCGCGGGCCATCCTCGAATCCATCGTCAAGCACCGCGACACGGTAGAGGCCGACGCAAAAAACTGACCGCCCTGCTGGCCTGGCAAGCCGGCATTCAGTACGAGGGCGAGACAGAGCCGGACGGTGATCCGGGGCACTACACCGCCATCCGCGCCTGGAGGCTGCTCTCCAACGGCATGGGCGGCATGGATTGGGCTGGCTTGCCGCTGGTGTGCGAGCTGCTGGGCGTGACGGATGCCGAGGCGCTGATCGGCCGGATGCAGGTGATCCGCAACTACAAACCAAACGAGAATCAAGATGGCACTCGCGCAACTTTCGATTGACCTGATCGCCAAGACGGCGACCTTTGAGAAAGACCTCAAGCGCGCGGCCGATCTGGGCTCGCAGTTTGCCAGCGCCACGGTGGCCGGGTTCACCGCCATAGCCTCCGGCGCCGCCTCTGCGGTTGTTGCATTTGACCAGCTCGTCAAGTCCGCCGGCAACTTCCAAGACCTGGCGGAGCAGATCGGCAGCTCGGCCGAAGGGCTGGCCTCGCTGGCCGTTTCCGCCTCCGTGGGCGGAACATCCATGGACGAGGTGGCCGCCTTCGCCACCAAACTCACCAAGAACCTGACCGGCGTGGACGATGAGTCCAGCAAGGCCGGCGCCGCGCTGAAGGCGCTCGGGCTGGACATTGGCGAGCTGAAGGATGCCGATCCGGCCGACCAGCTGGAGCGTATCGCCAAGGCGCTGGACGGCTTTCAGGACGGCACCGGAAAGACCGCCGTCATGGAAGCCCTGGCCAAGGGCGGAGCCAAGCTGCTGCCCTTCCTGAAGGAGCTTTCATCCGAGGGCGGCCGGCAAATCATCCTCACGCAACAGATGATCGAGCAGGCCGATGCCTACTCGGACGCACAGGCGCGCTCACGCGCCAAGCTCGGGCTGTACGCCCAGGCGCTTGCCACCGAGGCGATCCCGGCGCTGACGGCCTTCCAGAATGCATTGACCGACACCGCCAAGGAAATGATGGGCGTGCGCGATGGCGCCACCACCCTCAAGGCCAACGACGGCGTGCGCGAGTTCGCCAAAGGCGCCGTCGGCGCGCTGGGCTTCGTGGTGGACGCGGCAGACGGGGTGTACCGGGTGGTGTCGATCATCGGCAAGTCGATTGGCGCCATTGGGGCGGCCGGTGCTGCGGTGGCGTCGGGCGAGTTCCGCATGGCCAAGTCCATCATGGCCGAGCTTGGCTCCGACGTGGACGCCACGCTGAACCGTGGCCTGTTTTCCGACAAGCTGCAAAAGCGTCTGGCCGAGATCGGCACGCAGACGCAGGCGCCGACGGGCGACAAGAACGGGGAGCTGAAGTTCGATGGCGCCAGCAGCGGAAAAGACGGATCAAAGTCCGGCAAGGAGAAAATCGACGAGAGCGCCACCGCCCTGGCCGCCTATGTGCGCCAGCTCGAATCCGCCACCGAGAAAACGCTGGAACTGACCGAGGTCGAAAAGGCGCGCATCTTCCTGACCACGATTGGCACCACGGGCGAAGTGGCCCAGGTGCGCGAGCTGGTGCTGGGCATGGCGCAGCGCATCGACCAGGAAAAGGAATACATCGAGCTGCTCAAGCTCAAGCGCGCTGCATCGGCCAGCGCGGGCGATGCGGTCAATGCCGACAACGCCTGGTTTCAGGCCGCCAAAGACGCCACACCGAGCGCCAAGCTGGAAAAGCAGCGCGCTGACATGCAGCGCCTGGCCGCCGGGTTCACCAGTGGCGCATTTGGCGATCCGGCATCCATAGAAGCCATGAACGCCTACAGCGAGGCCGCCAGCACCATGCTGGGCAACATCAGCGACGGCGTGGTCAAGGTCGAAGGCGACTTCGACAAGCTGGGCGCCACCTTTGCCAGCAGCCTGGAAGACGCCATCGTCAAGGGCGAAGGCCTGCGCTCCGTCATTCAGGGCCTGGGGCAAGACATCCTGCGCATCACGGTGCGCAAGACCGTCACGGAGCCGATTGGAAATGCCGTCTCCGGCCTGTTCTCGGGTTTCAGCCTGTCCAAGTTGTTTGGCTTTGCCGAAGGCGGCGTGATGACGGGCGCTGGCCCACTGCCGCTGCGCCGCTATGCCAGCGGGGGCGTGGCCTCGTCGCCGCAGCTGGCCATGTACGGAGAGGGCAGCGTGCCCGAGGCCTTCGTGCCTCTGCCGGACGGCCGGCGCATCCCGGTGCAGATGCGCGGCGGGGGCGGGGGCCGCGCAGTGGTGGTCAACATCTCCAACGTCATCGGCAACGTGGCCTCGCAGACCGACGTGGTGGCCGGCATGAAAACCGTGCGCGCCCAGATCATTGGCGAGCTTTCGCGCGGGCAGCGCATGGGGGGGGCCTACGCATGAGCGCCATCACCTGGCCCACCGGGCTGGTGCCCAGCGCGGCATCGCTGCGCCTGTCCACCGTGCAGCGCGTCCACGCATCGCCCTTCGGCGGATCGGAGCAGACGGTCGATCTGCTCAACGACCGCTGGCTGCTGAGCCTCACGCTCAGCGCCCGCGCCGGCTTTGACAAGGGCGCGCAGATCGAGGCCTTCATTGCCGCCCTGCGCGGGCAGACCAACTACGTGGCGCTGTGGCATTTCGCCCGGCCATCCGTGCGCGGCACCCTGGCCTCGGCCACGGCCGCCAGCGCGGCGCAGGGCGCCAGCGCCGTGGTGCTCACCGGAAGCGGCACGCTCAAGGCCGGCGACATGCTGGGCATCAGCGGCCTGCTGCTTCAGGTGGCCGCCGACGTGACCGTGGGCACCAGCACCAGCGTGAGCATCGTCAACCGACTGCGCAGCGCCGTCTCCGGCACCGTCACGCTCACCAGGCCCACGGCCAATTTCCGCCTGACCGGCTCGCCCGCTGTGTCCTACGTGCCCGGCATGAGCGAGCCTGTATCCCTTGATTTTGCCGAGGTGGTGGCATGAAGTCGCTGGCGGCGGGCACCCTCACCGCGCTGGCGCAGCCCAGCGTGCCCATCGTGCAGCTGGTGCACATGGCGTTTTCGTCGCCCGTGGCGCTGAACACCAGCACCATGGACCTGGTCTATGGCGGCGTCACCTACAAGGGCGCCTACGGCCTGGGATCGATCGGCGCGGTGAAAGACTCGCCCGGCGAGATCAAGGGCCTGCAGTTCACCCTGTCGGGCGTGTCGGCCGCGTCCATCAGCCTGGCGCTGGACGGCGGCGACGTGTGGCAGGGCTGCGTGGTCACCATCCGCACCGCCATCCTGGATGCCAACTACGCCGTGACCGAGGCGCCCATCGAGTGGACCGGGCGCGGCGACGTGCTCAGCATCAGCGAAGACGGCACCACCTGCACCGTCACGGCCACGGCAGAGGCCACGGCCGTTGATCTGCTGCGCGGCTCCGCCATGACCTATGGCGACGGCGACCAGCAATCGCTGTACCCCGGCGACCTCGCCTTCGAATATGTCGTTGACCAGGCGGGCAAGCCTGTCGTCTGGCCCTCCAAAGAGTTCTTCAAAAAATGAGCCACCTGACCCGCCTGCGCGACTGGCCCGAGCGCCTTGATGCCCTGTTGCGCAGCCGCGCCGCCGTTCCGTTCGAATGGGGCCGCAATGACTGCTGCACCTTCGTCTCCGATGCCATTGAGGCCATGACCGGGCGCGATGTGATGGAGTCGGTGCGCGGCTACTCCACGGCCTTGCAGGCGCAACGGCTGGCCCACGAGCGCGGCGGCTTGCAGGCGGCTGTCTGCGGGCTGCTGGGCGATCCGGTCAGCCCGGCCCTGGTGACGGTGGGCGATGTGCTGCTGCTGAGGCATGATGACATGGAGCTGCTGACGCTGTGCAACGGCACCTGCGCCATCGGGCCCGGACCGTCCGGGCTTGTCACGCTGGCTGCTCCCGAAGTGGTGGCGGCCTGGAGGGTTGGCTGATGCCCGCGCTCGTCGTTGCCGGCATCGAGATGCTCGGGGCCGCCTTGCTCGGGGCGGGTGCGGGGGCCATCGGCGCCGCCGTGATGTTCTACGCGGCCGAGATTGCCACCGTGGCCATCCTGGCCGGCGGGCTGGCCTACAGCCAGAGCCAGAAAAGCAAGGCCGAGCGTGCGGCACGCGCCGCCTACAACGCCGCGCAGGTGGACCGGCTGGTCAACGTCAGCAGCTCCATCGCCTCGCGCGAGCTGGTCATGGGGCGTGTGCGCAAGGGCGGCGCCATCTTTTTCAAGGGGTCGGTCGGCGCAAACAACAGCAAGTTCGTCATGTGCATCGCCCTGGCCGCGCACGAGATCGACGCGGTGGAGACGATCTACCTCAACGACGTGCCCGTCACGCTGGACGGCTCCGGCTACGTGCAGGAGGAGCCCTACCGCATCGCCCGGCTGGAAAGCGCGCAGGAGTCCTTTGCCGGATCCTCCATCGTGCTGGCCCATGTGCCCGAGGCCGCCAGCGTCGTGGTCACGCGCCAGACCAACACCGGCAGCACAGAGCCCGGCGCGCAGTACGACAGCGAAATCATCGCGCACACGCTGGCGGGCAGCACCGTGACGATCGCAGACTCGCTGGGCGGCATCGTCAGCTACCAGTACACGGCCGCCACCAGCAAGGTCAAGATCCGCAGCTACCTGGGCACCAGCACCCAGACGGCCGATGCCACGCTGATCAGCCTGTTTCCCACGCTGTGGACCAGTGCCCACCGGGCGCGCGGCGTGGCCTACCTGATCTGTGAGTTCGACTACGACGAGACGGCATTCCCGTCCGGCCTGCCCAACGTCTCGGCCATCATCCGTGGCGCCAAGCTGTACGACCCGCGCACGGCCACCACCGTCTGGAGCGAGAACCCGGCATTGATGGTGCGCCATGTGCTCACGCACCCGCAGTTCGGCAAGCGCACCTCGATGACCGCCGCGGAAGACGCGCGCATCACCGCAGCGGCCAACGCCTGCGACGCCTCCACCGTCTACACCGTGGACGGCGTGGCCCAGACCGCCCGCGCGCTGTACACCGCCGCCATCGTGCTGCCGTTCGGCGGCCCGGCCCGTGATGCGCTGGACGACCTGGCGCAGGCTATGGGCGGGCAGTGGGCCTATTCGGGCGGAGAGTTTCACCTGCGCGCCGGCGGCTACACCGCCAGCGTGCTGACGCTCACCGATGCCGACCTGGCCGTGGTGCAGCGCGACCAGGACGGATCTGAAAACCAATCCCCGGTCAACATCACCACGCACCGGGCGCGCGACCAGATGTTCAACGTGGTCACGGCCACGATCTGGGACGCCGCGCAGGATTACAAGCAGACCACGCTCACGCCGCTCAAGGGCGCCGCGCTGATCACCCGCGATGGCGTCGAGCTGGTGCAGGACGTGCAGATGCCCGCCGTGGGCTACGCGCCCCAGGCGCTGCACATCAGCGGGATCATGCTGCGCGATGCGCGCGACCCAATGGCCGTGGCGCTGCCGTTCAAGCTGTCAGCCTACCGCGTGGAGCTGTTCGACACCATCAGCCTGACGCTGGAGCGCTATGGCTGGAGCGCCAAGACCTTCATCGTGCTGGGGCGCGAGTGGTCGGGTGATGGCTCCATCCTTCTGACGCTGAAGGAAACCACGGCCGCCATCTTCACGATGGACGCCGACTTCGACCCACAGGGCTACGCGGAAAACACCGCGCTGCCAAGCCCCTGGGACATTGCGCCACCCACCATCACATCCATTGCAGCGCGGCCGAGCGTGCTGTCCGATGGTTCGCTGATCAGTGACGTGCTGGTGACGTGGACCGCGCTCACATCCGCTGCTGAGCGATCCGGGCGTGTCGAAGTGCAGTGGCTGGTGCCAGGATTTGAGATTCAGACCGTGAGCGTGGCCGGCGACATGACGCAGGCGGTTTTGCCCGGCGTGCCCGAGGGTGCGGTGATCATCGTCAGGGCGCGCGTGGTCACGGCTGTAGCGGTTTCGAACTGGTGCATACATCAATACTACGAAGTGCCGCAGGCCGGCGTGGTGCCCGCGAACTACGACACCTTTACCGTCACGCTCGCAGCTGACAGCACGCGCATCTTCACATTTGCGTACACCAGCACGCCCGTTCCGCCAGACCTGGCCGGCGCGGTAATCCGGTTCAAGAAAGGCGCCGTAGGAACAGAGACATGGGCCGGCATGGCGCCGCTGCACGATGGCGTGCTGACCAACAGCCCGATCGAGACCACATCGGGAGATCCAGACGTCTATCGCTTCGCTATCAAGGCGCGCACGCGCAGCGGCATCGAAAGCTCCGACGCCACGGTGCGCTATGTGGACATCGTGCTGCCTGCGGTCGGCTCGCAAGAGCAGATCCTGGTGCAGCTCACCACGCCCATTTTGTCGGTGCCCGCCACCTCGGCCGGCGTGGTGACCACGTTCACCACGCAGACCGGCACGATGCGGGTGTATTACAACGGCGTGCTCACCACCGCCGGGCTCACGTGGTCGGTGCAGTCGGATGCCAGCGCCACGGGCGTCACGATCAACGCCAGCACCGGCGTCTATACGCTGGCGTTCCCCGGCTCGCCCTCTGGCTGGTGGACGGCCGCCACGCCCAGCGCCACGGTGCGCCTGCGCGTCGCGCTCACGGCAGACCCCACCGCCTACCGCGAGATGGACCTGGTGATCCAGAAGGCGATTGGCGGCGCGCCGGCAGAGGCGATACGCATCAACACCACCGCCGTGACGATGAGTTATGACACGGCAGGCGCAGCCTACCCGGCAGCGCAGACCCTCACGCTCACGCTGTCACGCATTCCCACCTCGCTTTCGGGCACGGCCACATGGGCGGCAACCGGATACGATTCCTTTGGAGTCTCGCAGGGCAGCATCACGCTGGGCGGTTCGGGTGACACGCGCACGCTCACGTCCACCGATTTCCTCAAACCCGGCACCGTGTTCAACAATGCCGTGAGTTACGTCAATGTGGTTGCGACGCTGGGCACCATGACGGCCAACCAGGGCATCGTGCGCGTGACGGATGGCCAGGAAGCGGTGCTCAGCTTCTTGACCAAGGTGGCGGCTGTCTTGCCGGCATCGTCTGCGGGCGTGGTGTCCAGCTATGCGGAGTCCACGCACTCCGCATCCGCGCCGCAGGAGTTCCGTATCTATCAGGGCGCGGCGCAGGTCACCAGCGGCATCACGTTTGCCGTTCAGAGTGTGACGGGCGCCACCCATCTGAATGGCGTGGCCGCAGCTCCCGGCATGGCCGGGGTGATCCACGCCACCACCGGGCAATACAACGTGACCGGAACAACCGGGTGGACGGGCAACACCATTGCGATCACCTTCCGGGCAACGCACACCGCCACCGGAAATACGCGCGATGCCGTGTTCACGATGACAAAGGCGTTTGCCGGTTCTGATGGCACAAACGGCACAAACGGCACAAACGGCACAAACGGCACAAACGGAACCAACGGTGCCGATGCCGTTGTGTATGAAATTGAGCCATCCCCAAGCAGCGTCAGCCGCAACAACATTGGCGTCGCAAGCCCGAGCGCCGTATTGTTTTCGTTCTACGTCAAGGCAGGCGCAGCCGCCCGCGCCGCTTACCTTGCAAACTATGAGGCTTACATCTCGACAGATCACGGCACCAGCTGGACGTTGGCCAGCTACAACCAGGTTGCCGGGGGCGTTTCGTCATACAGCCACACCGTTGGATCGGGTCAAACCGACATTCGCGTAAAGCTATTCCCGCCCAGCGGCACTCAGGTGCTGCTCCAGCAGATCAGTGTGCCGGTGATCCCGGACGGTATCCGCTCGCCGATGTCGCTGAACTCCAACAGCAGCGCAACGGCTGTGTATGGAACGGTGACATCGAGCGCCGTGAACTGGACCGACGCCAAAGGCAACGAGGTGGTGTGGCGCAAGCTGGGCTACACCAGCGCCCCCAGCGCCACGCCGGCTGACTATCTGGTGCGCACCGACCTGGTGACGCTGTTCGACGCCAGCCCGCCCACGGCCGGGGTGAAGCCCGCCACGCGGTACTGGACGGGCTCGGCCTGGGCGGACCCCGGCACGGTGATCGACGGGAACCTGCTTGTCAAAGGCAGCGTCACGATGGACTCGCTGCAATCGGGCAGCACCATCAGCACGTCGGGCGTCTCTTTCGGGCTCGGGGTGTCGTGGGGGCCTGGCAGCGCGCCGTCTGGCGGGTATTTCCACAGCACGGTCGGCACCAGCTTTGCGCTGGTGTCTGACAACGTGGCTGGCGGCTACTCGATTGCGTCGGCGACGACGGCAACGAACGACAACGGCGCGGCTTTTGTCGGTGGTGGCGGGTGGAGCGGATACACCACGTCGGGCGGCGTGACCTCAGGGGGCACTTACGCGACGTCAGGGTTTGTGGGCAC